GCTTCCCAGATGGGATAAAAGTGCAGTCCAATTGCGTTGGACGAAGGGATAACAGCACCAGAGATGATGTTGTTTCCGTACATGAGTGAACCAGCAACAGGTTCGCGGATACCATCAATGTCCACAGGAGGAGCACCGATGAATGCGATGATAAAACAAGTTGTAGCAGCAAGCAGACAAGGGATCATCAGGACTCCGAACCAACCCACATAGAGGCGGTTGTCGGTTGAAGTAACCCAGTTGCAGAATTGTTCCCAAGTATTTGATTGTCGTTGTTGTGAAAGTGTAGCAGTCATTTTGTTTAAAAGGGTAAGTAAAAAGTCCAGGGGGAACTGGATGTTACGTTATTCCCCACACCACCCCCAGTGTGGGCATGAGAGACGTAATTTATACTCCCATAGGTCTCGGTTAACGGGAGTCACAAACATTAAAGAAGTGTTACATTCCTTAACGTTTTGATGTATTTATAATAACATTGTCAGCAAACCCTGTCAATAGGTACAATTGCTCAACTGGCACATCCTAAATAAAGGGTTGATATATTGATAACCGTATAATAATTAAGATATAGTATTGCTAAATAAAATAAAGTAGATTTATTTAAAAAGATGTTAAACGAACCTACTCGCAAGAGACTTTTAGCAATCTGCACAAAACTTTCTAAAAAGCAAAAAGTTTCTGACTTTGATTTATCTTGGGCACAAAAAAATGCCATTCATGATGAAGAAGCAGAATCTTTATTAAAGAAAGTTGATTTGTTTATTCCAGCAAAAGACCAAGAAGACACCACTGAAGTTTAATGTATGCCCAGAGAGTGGAACACTCCAAAAAGGGAGTGTTGGAATGCTCCTATCCACCAAATACTTAAGGCAATAGATAATCACACCCGTCTCTGGTTGGAGACGGGTGATTTTTGGCATCAAGAACAAGCACAAATATTAAGAACATATTTACACGAACTCAAAACCTGGATTCATCGTCAAGAAGGAAGATGAAACTTAATCTAACCAAACTTATCTTTATAGTTTGTTTCTCCGCTATTGGATTTGTTGGAATTAATTTTATTTCATGTAACTTTATGTTTCCAGGGTCAATCAATGCTGCAAATGCATTAGGAAAACTAAAAAATCCTCCTCCCTTAGATTGTAAAGAATCTGAGAGAAGAGGATATGAAACTCTATTAGCAATTCTAACTACAGTAATCGCTCTACGAACAAAGGTAGAAGATTAAGAAACCCAGAGTTTACCCTCCGCTTTTCTTCTTCTAAGTAATCCTGCTTCAACTTTACTACCAGGATTACGATACATCTCTAATGTTTTTGGGATTGCTTTCCAATTCTTCTCACGTAGATTGCGGGTAATAGTATTGAAATTGCTGTTACCATAGAAGCCAGCACCGAGATTATAAGCAAAGCTGAGAAGTGCTCCACGTTGGTTGTCATTCATTTCGCTCCAATAAGGTATTTTTTGCAATGAAGGAAGAAATCTTTGTTCAAGGTCAAATAACAATAATTTATCTGCATATTCTTGAGTAATTTTTCTACCCAATTTAAAAGATTTACCATCAAAATCTTTAGTAGAACCCCAACCAATTGTAATTGGAAGTCCACCAGTTAGTGGGTCTGGATAAGCATTCAAGTGACATCCCTCAAACTCTCTAATTAAATCAACACCACATTGAGGGATTTTTGATTGTGATGTTGATTCTACTTTTTTACATCAAAAATTCTACCCCAACCATCATTACCTTTAGGGCACCATCTACGAGATAATTCGGAACGTTTGTAAACAGCACCCTTACCATTGTTCACGGAACCAGTATATCCATCATTTAATGATCCATAAGGGTCATTAACGACATAATCACCAGAAGGTGTCTTACCAATCACCACTACCATGTGTCCTCCTGTGGGATTAGATAAAGTCCCGCGATGAAGAATGCCAATAACAACAGGTCTACCAGCGGCAAGCTCTCTATCAAGATCAGCAAAAGTAAGGCTGTAGGAAAAACTGGATTTAATACCGTATGACGCAAGAACTTTGGTTTGAACCAGGTGATCAGTTGTGTCACCAATTGAAAAAACTTTTTGTACATAGGCGTCATCGCCCTTAGGTCCTTTTAGTGTGCCAGGTTTGAAATACTCAAGACACATTGCACAAGCAGAAGAGTTGCAGGTTCTATTTGCATCTCTATAGTTATCTGTTTGTGGATAAAAAGGAACTGGTAAAATAGTTGCTTGGGGTTTGTTCTCTTTTGTTCTAAAAATCCTTACCCAATTTGCTTCGTCTTGCATCAATTCGTGTGCCTTTAAAAGCAAATCTTTTTCAAATTGTTCTACCGCAGCAACATGCTTTGGATTATTTTCATCAAAGTGTTTAAAAAAATTGTGAAGATCGATGAGCATTATAGTATCCAAACCCTGCATTATATTTATTAAAAAAGGAGGGATAAACCCTCCTTCGTTCAAACTGTTGCTACTTCACGAACAGTAGATTTCACATATTCCAAAACAACTTCTGGAGTAGTCGCTTCGTAAGGGTCGGTTTCTGCATTGTCCCGTTGCCCATCTTCAACGAATAGTTTCTCGATGATTCCGTTATCCACGACCGCAGCATAACGCCAAGAGCGATCACCGAAACCAAGGTTAGACTTATTGACAAGCATTCCCATAGAACGTGTGAAATATGCATTGCCGTCAGGGATAAGAGTGACGTTCTTGATGTTTTGATCTTGTGCCCAAGCATTCATTACAAACCCATCATTAACAGAGACGCAGTAAATAGCGTCGATGCCACTACCAATAAAGTCGTCGTATTTCTCTTCGAATCCAGGTAACTGATAGGCACTGCAAGTAGGAGTGAAAGCACCAGGCAAGCTAAAAATGACCACACGCTTTCCATCGAAAAGTTCAGAAGATGTACGATTTACAAATTCACCATTCTCACGAAATACAAATTCTACTTGTGGAATTTGATATCCTTCTTTACGCATAGGCACCTCCATACTAATTTTTTCTTTATATTTGTTGTAAATTTTTTTAGCGAAAATTTTAATCATAATCACCATACACCAGGAATAATTTGTCCCGTGGTCATGTAAGTGCCAACAGCAATTACAAAACCAAGCATGGCGAGACGAGCATTAAGAATTTCTGCTTCAGGGGTGAATCCGAATTTCATTTTGTTTCTCCTTGATAAATGTGTTTTTGTTTAAGATCTGGGTTTGTATTGCAAACCATTTTTTCTTTGACAGGTTTGATAACAATAAACTTATCATTCTTGAGTGTGCCAGCGATCTTGACTTCTAGTTTTACATCTCGATCCCAAACACCACTGTCAACTAATTCTTGGAGGGCAAGATTGAATTTCCCAAGCATTCCAGCACTCACAGGTTTTCTTCCTGTTCAGTTAGAATGACGCAATCACTAGTTGGATATGCGACACATGTAAGAATGTATCCTTGTGCAATTTGGTCATCATCAAGAAATGATTGTTCTTCATTATCGACAGTTCCACTAATAAGTTTACCTGCACAAGAACTACATGCACCAGCACGACAAGAATAAAGCATATCAAGTCCTGCTTCTTCAGCCGCTTCTAAAATATACTGATCACTAGCACATTGAATTGTATTCTCAGTGCCATCTGGGTTTTGAAGAGTAATAGTGTAAGTCATTAATAAGTCTCACAAAGTTTTTCTACAGATGCTGCCAACAATACGAAGAAGGCAACTGAAGTCATTGTAAATAGAATCTCAGTCATTGTCAATCAATTGTCAGAAGATGCAGAAGAAGAACTTACCAGTGATAGCATAAGAAATGAACCCAGCAACAATACCGACCATAGCCCAGCGTCCATTCGTCATCTCCTTAATTTCATTAGGGGAATACATCCCATAATTTTCATAATACATAGTGGGTTCTTTAGCAAACATATTTTGCTGCCCACGTTCATTAGTGGTAACTGTCATTGATTTTGTAACGATTTACAACAAAATTATATAGTAATTATAAAAAAAAGTCAAGGGGGGAAATCCGACCCTTGACTAAATCAATTAGATTTTATTTTTAAATCAGAACTTGAATCCCAGACCCGTGGTGAACACAGGAGAATAGGTTCCGTTAGTTGCACCGTAGCTGTTAGCAGCGTTGGTGGTGGGGAACTTCAGATCAGCAAAACCAACCAGAGAGTTGGTCAGACGACCTTCGATACCCAGAGCGAGAACAACTTGACCACGATCACCCACAGCGGACTGGAAGTTAGCAGCAGTGTTATTCACGAAGGGGATTTGATAACCAACACCAGTGTAGATGTTAGCCTTGCTCACACCAGAAGCGGCACGGGCGAGACTCCAATCGTAGGAGAGGAGGGCACCACCAGCAGCACCGATCTGACCAGCAGGAGTACCAACAAGGTTAGTATAAGGACGAACAGCAACAGCATTTTGATTGCTGAAGGTCTTCACAGCATAACGACCTTGGATAGTAGCACCAGAGATAGTACGGTTCTCGGTATAACCGTTACCAGCGGTGCCTTGCTTGTTCAGCAGTACACCAGCACCCAGGTAATTACCCACGCCTTGTGCCTTCTGAGCGGCAGCAAGTTCAAGAGCACTTACACGGGCATTGGTAGCACCGATTTCTTTGGCGAACTCAGCACGGAGAGCAGCAGCCAGGGCAGCATCAGCAGCACTTTGGAACTCAGTAATGCGATCCAAACAAGCATTAGTCAGGGCAGCAAGTTCAGCACGAGTAGCAGGTTGACCAGGCTGGAAGGTGCCATTGGGATAACCAGCAACACAACCATAACGCTCTACCAGATTAGTAATCGCTTGATACGACCACTGGGTAGGTTGAACATCACTCAGTTGCTTAACACTGGTGACTTGTGCCATGGCGGGAGCAGCAGTAGCAGCAACAGCGGCGGCAAGAATAGAACGAATAATCATAGTTAATTTGTTTTAGATCTAAACGACAAATGTTAAGAATTACAACATAATTCTTAAGTACCTATTTAGTATAGGTTTAAGAATTATGTTTGTCAAGTGTATAGGGTTTACCGCTGTCCACCAGATGGATCAGTGACTCTCCCTAGATAAGGATCATAGTCGGTAAGTTGATCAATTGTCAATTGAGCCCCTGCTTGAGACCAGAAATTAAATATTCCATCATGACTGTTTCTGTGAAAAATATCAATATGATCAGGATGAATAGAAGAACCTAACTCAATTTTATACAATAATAATGGTACTGAATAAGTATTTCCAGAATTATACAATAAATCATCTGCAACTGGCCTTGGTTTTACCCCATTGTCCAGTTTATACTTACCATCTCTAATGTGGAGTTTAATTAATTTTTCTGCATGGTGTCTAGTGATTGCGTAACATGCAGTGGAAAATTCATTCACAAATCGTTTATGAATTTTCACATGAATATCACCAGTACAAATAATTGCCAATTGAACAACATCCCAATCATAGGGAACCCTAGAAATAAAGTCTTCCCAGGTAAATGTCCAAAATCTAGCAATATCTAAATTGCAATCATCTTCCATGATAATTGCATAAGGACTATCAGAATTATTATACCAATGTTCAATTGCTTTAAGATGTGAGGTTACACATCCAACCTCACCAGATGACATATTTTCTGGATACCTTCCTTTTATGATATCACTTAAATCGTCATCTCTACCATCATAGGCAGAAATTCTAGTATAATTTTCAATTTCCCAGTAAGAAAACTGTTCCTCCATATACTGTTTTCTTTCTGGTTGACCATCCAAATTCAAATAATAAACAGGTCCAAAGTTTTTCAATTTACTTATTGATTTATTTTTATCCATGATTTTCAATAACTTTAACTATACTAGGAATATAATATTTTTGTAAGATTTCTTTCCAATCAAAGTTTTTAGAATATTCTAAAATTTCTTCCCGATGAGAAATTGAATACTCTCTATTTTTTACAATTTTTTCTTCAATGTATTCTAAATCATCAATTTTGTCTTCTGGAATAATAGTAATAAATGGTTTAGATTGATCGAGATTTGCTTTGCCCCATTCACATACTACTACACCAAGACCTGCGGCAAGAGCTTCCATACAAACTAATGGATGTGCCTCCCCATCAGATAGAAGAACAAGGTTACCATAATCGGTGAGTTCATTGTATAGAGTTTCTTTAGACCATTCACCCAAATAGTTCTTGTTAGTATTAAATCTACTATCAGCAAGATTTCCAGCAAACCAAAGACTATCAATAGACTGGAATAGATGTTGACGTTTTCTATAATCAATCTTTGCAAGATAGATTGATCTGTCTGGGTATTTTGGAGATTCTGAGACTTTAAATTGATTAATATTAACTCCGTTTGGAGTAATAAAAAGATTCTCTTTAGGAATATTAAACATTATTTGATATACCTTAGAGATTCCTTCAGATAAACAAAAAATATTTGGTTTAATAGAAGCAAATTGATTGGCAACATTTGCATAACCATTAAACATTTGAGGTCTCTCTAAATATCCAAAATGACTTGTAATTGCAGATGGATATTGGATGTATGGACAAAGATTAATAAATTCATCATAATGCACATGCACAAAATCAGGTACAAATGCATTTATTTCATTAATAATTTGCCTGTAATCTTTAGTATTTACAATTTGAACTTCATGCCCCAGTTCTTCTAAGGCAAGTTTAGTATCCCAAATTAATATTTCTACTGCACCCCACCCAGTAGGGGGAATAGGCATAATGCCTGGTCCAACTAATGTAATTTTCATTTTTTTATTTTTTGAGGATAATCTGTACAAACACCATAACAATCATAAGCAATCAAAGTATTTAATTCTTCTCGTTTAATATAATTTTCTGGCATAACAATTATACTAGATGGTGTATAGGTTTGTCCAGGATATGTCCAAATATAGTTTTTACTGGTTAGCGTAAAATCATCTGTTTGATGCCAAAAATAATTATATCCACCAGTTTTATGAACAAAATGATAAAGTGCTTCAATATTTTTACAATGAATCCACAGGTTTTCCATACGTTCAGCTAACCAATATGGAGTAACCACATATTGTGGATCATCATGACCTAGATAAAATTTATTATCAAATGTATCATATCTAATATCAATTTCAACATCAAATCCCATTGATATTGCATTATCAATAGTATCTGGATGGTTTTCCGTTAAAGGATTGGGACCATCAATATTTCCTCTATGTGCAATGATTTTCATAATTAACCTCGGATACAAGCAGCATCCATAGAACAAGGAGCAAGATCAGAGTGTTCAAACCACTTTAAAAATGAACCCATTTTAAATGCTTCGGGAGAAGGTTCCCAAATATCTTCATATACATCTTCAATATCATCAAAAGCATTAAGTGCCCAAGTCAAATATTTTGGACCAAAGAATTGGATTGTATCAGGGAATCTAGGATGATGTCCTGGAAGATAAAACTTATACTTATCACAAGTATTAAGATCTGGGAAATTAAGAAGTACGGTATCATACCTTGCTAGTACAATAAAATCGTAACTGGTATTTGTATCTTCTGCGTATGATTTAACAATATTAGCAACAGATTTAATAGAATACAATTGTGACATTACATTGCTATAGTTTTTAGGATTCCAATGGTTGCCACTTTCTCCATATATTTGTCTAGCAGGATGCTTATCAGTAAACTTCTCATCAATAAATTTTTTAGCTTTAGGTGGCAATTCAAAAGTCTTTGGATCTTCAATACCTAAAATTAAAGGAGAATAATTATTGGTAATAATTTCTGGGGCATCCTCAGAAACAGGGCATTTGTTTATCTTAGACCAAGAAGAGTAATCATATTCTCCACCATTTTCTTGCCACCACATGTGACCGAATACATCAGTATCATATCGATTAAGAATTACTTCTTTGTATGTGTTGATAATTTCTAGATTATCAACAAATCTAGGTTGCCCAAAAAATGCTAATGCTACTTTCATCACACTTCTCCATTATAATGTTCGAGGAAATAATTTAAATCTTCTGGAGTTCCAATACCCCACATACCATTCCTATCAATCTCTTTGATGCGGATTTTTTTACCATCACCGATTGCTTCATTAAATACTGGACAAACATAGAACTCATTATTAACCCGAATGTTCTTTTCAATCATTTGTTCAGCATACTTAACATAATCAGAACCTTTTTTCCAGTAGTAAATACCTACAGTGGCATGTTCAGAGATTGGTTTCTTCTCAGCAACTTCCTCAACATAACCTTCTTCACCAAGTTTAGCATAAGACCACTTAGGATGGGTTGCGGGGAAGGTTACGATACCGCCATCAACTTCACCATTTTGGAATGCATAAAGGGTTTCGTTGCTATCCCATTCAACAAACTGGTCCGAATTTGCCATTACAAGGGGTTCATCATTATCGATAAACTCTTTTGCAAGTAAAGTAGTGCAACAAGCACCTTCAGTAAGACCATCAACTTGGACAATATTACATCCAGGAGCAATCAGAGGAAGCAGATAGTTGAGATTATACTTCTCATAATGCTCCTTCTGAACAATAAAAGTATAATTTGCTTTGATGTTCAGGTTCTCAACAACCACTTGAATCATTGGTTTACCTTTAACTTCAATCAAAGGTTTGGGGAAGGTGTAACCCTGACTAGCAAATCTGCTGCCAGCACCTGCCATAGGAATAAGAACATTCATAGTCTTGCTCTCCCACGCAACTTTTTGTTTAGTACCATTTAGAATTTTTTTGATGCGGTCAATCTTTACCTGATTAAGATCCTTACGGTCTTCAACAGGAACCAAGTGTGCCTTACTATCAAGAGCACCTTGACGACCAATATGACTATCCTCAACAATTACAGTATCTGCAGGAAGTGCTCCAAGAGCAGTCATGCACTTCCAGTACATTGCTGGGAATGGTTTATTGCGAACAACGTCTTCATTAGAGACGTACATATCAACAAACTCAAGAAGACCAAGACGCAGAAGAATAATCTTTACAGTATTGCGAATACTGTTAGATGCTACGGCGATTTTATATCCTGCATCTACAAGTTGCTGGAAATAACCCATTAACTCATAATCTTTTGCAACACAATCATTAAAGATTTTGAGAGTTGCCTCTTGCTTATCTCTCCAAATCTGGTCGTAAAGGTCTACAGGAAGACCCTTATTTTTAGTCAAAAGTTCTAGTTTTGCTTTAGTGGGAAGACCATCATAAATGCTAACATGCTCTTCTCTGCTGATAGCATATTCTTCCCCAAGTGCTTGGTTTAATGCTTCGTAATGATAATCTTTACTATCAATTAAGACGCCATCCAAATCAAAGATAACAAGTTTAGTCATTATTTTTTATCTCTCCAAAGTACATAGTTCCAGTTGTTTTTAGTAATGGGAAGATTGTGTCTTTTTTGTGCATTAAACCCAATAAGACATTCTGGATTGATTTCCGCACCCATTTCACATATTTTAACAAAATTGTCAAATACGTCAAGATATTTATCCATCAATTCAGATGACCCAAATGCAAAGTGGTCATTGATTCCATGTTCAATGTGTGCCCATTCATTCAATACATTAACTGTATTTAAATCATAGTTTGATATGGGACCAATAGGAGTTTTAAAATATTCATCAGTTCTTAAACGAATAACACAATCATACTTAAACCCATTATCATCTTCATACTTTTTCTTGAGATTATTTGCTTCATTCAAGCTATAAAACATTGAGATAATGTTGTTGACTGGATGAGGAAATCTAGGATCAGGATAAATATCTTCCGCTTCAAACTCTTTTGGTTCTTCAAAAACAAGACCTTTGGGTTGCCAGTTATCAACCATAAAATCTTTAAGGTCTGCTTCCCAACGCCCACGGTCTTTATATTGGTCCCAAAAATAAGTTCCTACCCATGCCTCGTCATACCAAATATGAGCAAACACATCAATTTCACAATCTGGATTTGCATCCCAAAAAGTTTGACGATGATTTTCATAACATTCTTTTAAGTGTCTCGGTTGACCCGAGTAAATCATAGCAATTTTAGACATGATACTTACTATTATCTTTAGATAGATGGACAATTTTTGGTTCAAATGTACATACTTTAGCGAATACTTCTGGGTATGCAAGACTTGGTGACGCTACAAATACTTCATCCCGATGTTCAATATAAAACTTATTCAAATGACTTTCATCATGCCAAGTAGCAATTATATTATTTTTTTCATCTTCAGTTGTTTTTTGGTCAAGTTCTTGAATCATATCAAGAACATAAGGAAGTTTACCACCCCATAAACATCCTTGAAAATAAATTGACAAATCATCAGATTCGGAAACACATGCATTAGATAGTGGAGTTACATCAAATGCTCCAGGAAGTTCATTGTGTGGTGGCATGTTCAAATAATGACATGGATGATGAACCCCAATATATTTTTTAGAATCATCAAACAAGTCTTCTGCAATAACAGTATCTACTACTCGCATATCTGCATCTAGAAAAAGTAACCAATCACAGTCTTGAATATCTTCAAAACATTTCTGGATCATTTTAAAACGATACAGGGTGATATATGGCCACTCTAAATGCTCTTGATTATATACAATAGCATTTTCTGGAGATTCTGGAACCTCACCATCAGTAAAAATTATATACTTTTTTTCGGTGCTTGGCAATAAGAATTGCTCACAACTCTCATACCATGAGGGAAGGAAGTTAAGGTACTTCTCCGTTCCAATAAAAATAACAGCAACTTTCATTAAATTACAGTCCAATCTGGGCAATAAAGATCTTTAGTATCTAGGTGTTGATTATCAGGTCCAAACCATTTACTTGGTGCAATAACCTTATCACTCTTTGCCAACCATGCACCCCACCAAGAGAATGAAGAGTTTGCAATAATATGCGATTTACATAGAGTCATCAAACAAAGGTCAACATAATTAGAGTTTCCTTCCGCAATTAAAAATCTATCACTTTCAAATAATGTCTGTGATTTGCACCATTCTGGGTCATCAGAAAAAATAACAACAGTTCTATCAGTATCAAAATGCTCTAATGCCTTTTCATAATAATCTAAATCGAGATTGTTATGTTGATGTGATAGTTGTAGATAATCAGTCCTTCTAATATGAAGAGAAATTGGATCATCTATAGTTTCAATCATTTCCTTTGCTGGATTAAAAATATGGTCATGAAATTCAAAATCTTCTCTAATTTCATCTTCAATATCTTTAAAATATTTTTCTGATTGAAAGTATCCTTGAAGATTCACCCACTTTGGGCAATTGTTATATAATTCCTCATTAAATCCAAATTCATTTTCTACAATGGTAGGTCTTTTACCATCAAGATATTGGATATTAAGCAGCATAACGTTATGAAGCTTAAATGGAACAAACAATTGGTGATCTTCCCATTCATTAACATTAGTAGATGGAGGGAGACAATAATTGTAATCATTTTTTCTTGCAATACCTTTTAAAGACGCAAGTTGGAACATTTGATTTCCAAGTCTACCAAGTTTTCCTAAAGAATTAAATCCGATCATTGACATTGTTTTTAAACCATTCGTATGTTTCGTATAAACCTTGTCTAATCCCAGTTTTAGTATCCCATCCAAGAGATTTAATTTTATCAACATTCATCACTTTTCTTGGGGTTCCATTGGGTTTAGAAGTATCCCATTTAATTTCACCAGTGTAATCTAAAACATTACAAATTAATTCTGTTAGATTTTTAATTGTAATATCCTTGCCACTACCGATATTAATAATTTCAGGGTTATTATATTTAATCATGCAAGTATAACATGCTTCAGCAAAATCATCAATGAATAAAAATTCACGTAATGCAGATCCATCTCCCCAACACTCTATAAAAGGTTCATTATTAATTTTTGCCTTATGAACTCTCCCCATTATACCTGGAATAACGTGACTACTTTCTGGGTCAAAATTATCATTAGGTCCATAAAGATTAGTTGGCATTAATGAGACTGCATTAAATCCATACTGTTTATTATACGCTTGGCACATTTTAATTCCAGCAATTTTTGCAACTGCGTAGGCATCATTTGTGGGTTCTAATGGTCCAGTAAGGAATTGATCTTCTGTAATCGGAATAGTTGGATGTTTAGGATATATACAAGAAGACCCTAAAAATACCAGTTTTTTTACACCATATCGGTAAGAGGCATCAATTACATTTGTTTGAATTAAAAGATTGTCTCGAATAAAATCTGCTGGATAATCTCGATTAGCAACGATACCACCTACTTTTGCTGCAGCAAGAAATACATAATCTGGTTTATTTTCAATGAAGAATAAATCAACTTGACATTGATCGGTAAGATCTAGTTGTTTTCTATTTGCAGTAATAATATTATTATACCCTTTTGACTTTAAATTTCTAACAATTGCAGATCCAACTAAACCATTATGACCAGCAACAAAGATTTTAGAATTATTGTCCATATAAACACATGTCCTCAACTAATTGTTCAAATGTAATTTTTGGTTCCCATCCTAGTTTTTCTTTCGCTTTTGATGGGTCTCCCAACAAAGATTCAACTTCTGCTGGTCTAAAATATTTTGGATTAACTCTAATTATTACTTTTTTAGTAAGTCTATCAATACCAACTTCATCTAAACCTTCACCTTCCCAAGCAATTTTCATTCCAAAATAAGGTGATGCTTCTTCAACAAACTCGCGTACCGAGTATTGTTTTCCTGTAGCGATTACATAGTCATCTGGGTTATCTTGTTGAAGCATTAACCACATTGCTTCAACAAAGTCTTTAGCATGTCCCCAATCACGCTTTGCATTCAAATTTCCGAGATATAATACGTCCTGTTCCCCAGTTGAAATTCGTGATAATCCGCGAGTGATTTTTCTTGTGACAAAAGTTTCTCCTCTGCGAGGGGATTCGTGATTGAAAAGAATTCCAGAACTTGCGTGTAATCCATACGATTCTCGGTAGTTTTTAATAATCCAGTATCCATAAAGTTTAGCGACTCCATAAGGTGAACGAGGATAAAAAGGGGTTGTTTCTTTTTGTGGTACTTCTTGAACGAGACCATATAGTTCAGAAGTAGATGCTTGATAAATTCTTGTTTTTTTCTCCATTCCTAAAAGACGAACTGCTTCAAGAATACGAAGAGTTCCAAGACCATCAACCATACCAGTATATTCTGGCATCTCAAAAGACACTTTTACATGACTTTGGGCACCCAAGTTATAAATTTCATCTGGTTGAACCTGCTGAATAACTCTTACAAGATTGGTAGAATCAGTAAGATCACCGTAATGGAGATTAATAGAATCAAAGATATGGTCAATACGATGAGTATTGATAAGGGATGCTCTTCTAACAATGCCATGAACTTCATAACCTTTTTGAAGAAGCAATTCTGCAAGATACGATCCATCCTGTCCTGTTATTCCAGTGATAAGGGCAACTTTCATATGTTAAATTATGATATGGATTGCATCCTAACATTAAAACAAAATTCAGTCAATGAATTTTTTCATCGGATTAGACTTTATAAATTTTTGAGGGTTCTTAGGACACATGCTACAGACAGATTCTGATCCTCTATTAAAAAATTCATATATTTCTTCTTCAGTAGAATCTGGTGATAATGGTTTGTATTTTAAATATGGATCCCATTTTGGTGATAATTGATCTCCATATTTTCTTTTTTTAAGTTGTAGATATGCAAGTGGCGAACATTTATACATTTTTCCATTATATAATTGAAAATTCTGTTGTCCTGATGGGCATCTATCCCAACTCATTTGTGGATCATTGTCTTCAAAAGGAAGTATGTTTTTACCACTACCATGATAGGTTTTTATCCAATGATTAGCAGAATCATTTAATACTACATTAATACCATATAATTCAACCCATTCATTTATTTTAGATAAAGATTTTAAAAACACTTTTAAGTATTCTTTATCATAAGAATGCATTGATACTGTCATGACACAATTAGTATCATATAAAGCTTTTGGTAATTCTGGATGCCTATCAATTAAAACACCATTAGTAACTATCTCATAATATTGGTCTTCTTGAATATTCCATTCCTCTTTTGTCATGTAAATTATATCAATTAAATCTTTGTGTAATAAAGGTTCTCCACCGAGTATTGATAATTCTTTGGGTTTTATTTTATTTTTCCAAAGTGAATACCATTTTTTTAAATCATCAATTGATATATGCTCATTATATCCATCATTAGTAAAATGCCCACACCCCTGACACATAAAATTACATGAATGTGTTATATGCCATTCTAAGTGAGATACTTCTACCATAATAAGAATTAAAAATGTATTTATTTTATGGTATAAAAAAAGATGGGATTTACCCATCTTAGTAAATTCAGGCTCGCCACTTGCCCTTTAACTGGAGGCAAGAAACCAGGCGGAGAAAGAATTCCCCATCCGCACCACTTGCTTTTTAATGGAAAAGCAAGAAACCAAAATGAGGGTCATTTGACTCCACCAGTACTGTTAACGCCCATCCGTGGCGAAAAGATGGATTAATCTAGTAATTTCAATAAAAGCATAAAATCCACATATTGTTACAGAATCCCACATTTTTAAATAAACAAATGAAGGAAGTAACAAGATTCCAGCAAGAAATTTAACAATTAATCCAATTTTTTCATCTCCCCATAAAAGAATGTAATATCCAATTATGAGGAGTGCATTACCAACATACCTAAGTATAGTTGTTTTATCCATAAGGGGTTGCTCCCGACCAGGGTTTTTATAGTCTCTCCATGACTAGGCAACTTCTACAGTTTCAAGATCTTGATAGAGATATTCCATTAGCATTTCATAATCATCCAAAGGATCACCAGAGAACACTACACCTTCACCTTCATAATATCTGCGAACTTTTTTATAAAGTTTCGGATTCTTTACATCGAGATAAAAATCTCCGTTTGCAGCACCGCGAAGAGTTTGAATGTCTTTCTTGAATTTAGTTGTAAGAGTCATTGTTTTGAATGTTGACCTTAATATTATAAGGGGTTGACTTGGAGAAGTCAAGATGGACAGATTAAATTCTGTCCGAGTGCTCGTTGAGAGGATCGAACTCTCCTGAGGCGAATTATGAGTTCGCTGCCTTCACCAGATGGCTAAACGAGCATTCGTTATTCGCAAATAGCGAATAGCAATAGGAATACTGGGAGTTGAACCCAGACTAACCCGTTATAAGCAGGCCGCTCTAACCATTAAGCTATACTCCCTTGGTAGGACTGCTGAGAATTGAACTCAGTTCACACCGTTATAAGCAGTGGGCCTTAACCAATAGGCGACAGTCCCGTGTGTTTCAACAAATCAAAGTTAACATGCATCGTTGTGGTTTGTCAAGACCTCTATCAACTCTTTGATATCTGTCTCTGATGCATCTTTACTTGACTCATTAGTAAAATCTATAGATTCAATTTTAGAAATTTCCTGTTGTGATTCCATTTAAAAAAATCATTAACTAAAATTTAAATAGTAAAATTACAAAGATTTTACTAATCGGGGTGATAGGATTCGAACCTACGGCCCCTGCTTCCCAAAAGCAGTGCTCTACCAAACTGAGCTACACCCCGTAATAAGATTATTTATCTCGGTGTATAATCATTATACCCATAAAAGGAACAACTGTCAAGCCAAAACCGCAAAAGAACAACCAAACTGGACTCGCTGCAAGAGTCTCTACAATATGAAAAATCATCTTTCTCTCCATTTAAATTATCTTTACTTACGCATATGCGTTTGTAAGTCCCCATCTGATGAATAAACCAATTAATGTAAAAATTATTATTGCAGATATAATTGTTTTATCCATTATTAGTATCACCAAAAAACTTTGCTAAAGGGTCTCTTTTAGTTTTTACTATTTCACAGGCCCTACGATAAAACATGTTATTTGTATTACCAGAAGACTCAAAGGTTTCTTTAATCTTCACCCAATTTTGGTAAGTATGATCATCCATTGGGGTTTATAAGTAGTTGTACTACTATATAATAGTTTTTAATTTTTAAACGTCAATGTATTGTGTTCATTTTATAACACAAATTAAAAAATTGTTAAACGGAAGGAGGGGGAGTCGAACCCCCAAGGGCTTTAACACCTCAACTGTTTTCAAGACAGGTTCCGTCGCCAATCGGATTGCCCTTCCAAGTTAATAAGAAAACTTTATTTTCTTATTTAGTTAAGATTTAACGTATTTCAAAATCTAATTTGCGAACTTTTCTTTTTCTTCTAGATTCTTGATACTCAAGTTCTTCTGGAGAAAATAAACTTGTTTTTTTATGAGGTTTTTTATTATTTGAATTAATAATAATTACTTTAGTTAAATCAATGGCTGATATGTTATCAGCACAGACAGTCATCATATTAGAACATCCACAACACTGAGTTTTAGATGGATGACTTGTCAACTCTTTGTTGCAATCTTTGCATCTCACTACTAACATTTTCCATTAATCTCCTAATATCTGCTAATGATAATTTAATACTATCAAGTTCTTCATGGATATCTTGATGATGAAATCTTAAAGGTTTTTGAATTAATTTTTTGAATTTTTTATCTTTCATAAGTTATATATGCTTCATTTTATATATGGGCGATACTGGAATCGAACCAGTGACTTACCACTTGTAAGGAGGCCACTCTACCGCTGAGTTAATCGCCCGATGATTTTATTTTAACAGAGACAAATTATTTTGTCAACTATTTATTGATTTATTTGAAGTATTTTTTCAATTTTCTAATAAAATATTCACCAATAATTTTATATTGTTCTTTTTTAGGATGAAAACTAATTAAATTTATTAATCCATTTTCTTCAGCATATTTAAAATTATTATTCAAAACTAATCTGCCATTTAATTTTCTAGCATGTTCATAACAAAGCATCGATAAAAGATCTCTCTGTTCTTTATATTGATCTAAAAAATTATCAAATTTTTCTTTATAATCTAAAGAATTAAAAGTATCAAACCACATATTTTTTACACCAACCAATTTAAAATATTGATTAAAAAATAATATTTCATTTTTTACAACTTCTTCCTCAACCTCTTTAACATAGGACCATGACATCATTGCTTTTGCCAATTTGTCTTGGTATCTATCATATTTAGATTTAGAATAAAAAATGTTTTGGTATCTATTAGTATCTTTACACCAAAAATAATTTCTATATGTACTGGTAATTCCCCACAAAACAACAACATTATTTCTGCGTTCACTAATTAATTTTTTCCATTCTTCTGTTACAAAATATTCCCTAGCAGTTTTAAACTGTCTTTGATTGCTACTTCCTGGAACAGAAAAGTTTATGTGTCTAAGATTATAATGATCTACTATGATTTTTCTCCAAGAATTATCATAACATATTTTTTCATCCTGTTGAATTTCTTCATATTCATTTTGATCCATTCCATCAACATATCCAGATCCTTCACCAAAAGTCCAACTACATCCAAATGTAACTAATATATTATTAGTCATTTTTTAGTTTTATTTATAGATGTATGGGTCTTCTTCTCTACATTTTTTAGATACTTTTTTAAATTCAATATATGCTTTTATATTAAAATAGATTTTTTTAAAAATATTAATCATTTTATTCCTAGATTAAAACTCCCCCACCTGGACTCGAACCAGGAACCCCAGAGTTAACAGCTCCGTGCTCTGCCAATTGAGCTATAAGGGAATGTGGTGGCGGGGGGAGGAATTGAACCTCCTTCTTGAAGCTTATGAGACTTCTGTGCAACCGTTACACTTCCCCACTTTGATGGATTGAGTGTGATACACCTCATAAGGATGTAACAGGGACTCAACCTCTATCACTATTATATAGTAACAAACTTTTGTAAGTTTGTCAAGCGTCCTCTGCAAGATTTGAACTTGCGACTTCTTGGTTCGTAGCCAAGCACTCTGGTCCACTGAGTTAAGAGGACAAAGCACCCTCGGTAGGATTCGAACCTACGACTAACCGCTTAGAAGGCGGATACTCTAGCCACTGAGTTACGAGGGCATAGGCGAAGGATGAGAGATTTGAACTCCCACTAACGGTTTTGGAGACCGTCGTGCTACCGTTACACCAATCCAACTTTTTGGAGTTCAGGGTGGGATTCGAACCCACGGTAATAGAAGTTTTGCAGACTTCCGCATTCGACCACTCTGCCACCTGAACGGGGTGTCGTATGGGAATTGAACCCATCTAGGTGGTTCCACAAACCACTGCCTTACCACTAGGCTAACGACACAAGGCAGTGGGTAGAATTGAACTACCGACATAGAGGGTATGAATCTCTTGTTCTACCACTGAACTACACTGCCAAAATGGACGCTGACCTGCTGGGTACTCTTTCTGAAGAGGGAGGCGTCAGTCTTTTATATCCTAGCAAGCACCTTGCTGGAGTCCTATGGAAACAACTGGACTCGAACCAGTGGTCTTTCGATTATCAGTCGAATGCTTTACCAACTAAGCTATGTTTCCAATATGGGTTGCTGTCTCTTCCCTTTACCTTTCCTCAATTCGCATCCCCAAGAGACGGGGCAGAGGTAATTCCGAGTTTTCACCCTACCGTATCCTAGAAATACAGGAGTGTTTCTCATATCGGGCAGCAACCCAAGCCGAGGAAGGTGGAATTGAACCACCGACACCATGCTCTTCAGGCATGTGCTCTACCAACTGAGCTATTCCCCGTGGTCGGAATGACAGGATTCGAACCTGCGACAACTGGTTCCCAAAACCAGAGCTCTACCAAACTGAGCTACATTCCGTTGGTAGTCCCAGCGGGGTTTGAACCCGCGTTTCAACCTTGAAAGGGTCGCGTCCTGACCAATTAGACGATGGGACCTTGATGGGAGGGGTATCCCACACGAAGTTACTTACGGATTACGCTTCGTAGCCTTATGAATCCTGCCATCATCCGATGGTGGTTAGAAATCCCTCCCCAATTCCAGTTATTACTACAACATTCTTCTGCAAACTGGCAACCTCTGAAGAATGCGTGGGAGTTAGAATACTGACTCCCAACGACCCTAACGGGATTCGAACCCGTGATACCACCGTGACAGGGTAGCGTGATAGACCACTTCACTATAGGGTCAAGGTGGGAGAGGAGGGAATTGAACCCCCGATGGTTCCGATGTAACGGTTTTACAGACCGCAGCCACACATATTGCCAACAGTAGCCACTCTCCCGAACAGTTTATGTTTAACGACCGAACTGTGGCGGTCAATGGGTCTGGTCGGGCTCGAACCGACGACTTACAGGTTAAAAGCCCGCTACTCTACCAACTGAGTTACAGACCCAAGGGTTAAATTGTCAAGGTGCAAATCGTGGTCTCTCTCGACCACTTGATTAGAATACCACCGTTTGGTCTCTTAGGGGAGATTGGTGGACACTTAGGAACCTGTCACAGGCAACAAAAAAGGGGAGGAAACTTTTTGGTTTCTCTCCCCTGTCTTTTTGTTTTTATGGATTACATACTACATATGTTTATCCATATCCACAAACAGGGGAGTACCCTCAATATGCCAATAACGGCAATCGAGATTACTAAACTGTTTGGGCATTGGATAAGACATTGTTTTCGACCTAAGTGTTATTATTTATAAGACTTTTTATTTTAAAAGTCAACGCCTCAGGCAGGATTCGAACCTGCGGCCAACCGCTTAGAAGGCGGATGCTCTAGTCCACTGAGCTACTGAGGCATAAGTGGCAGCATTCCACTGCCCGCGACTTTGGATTACAAGGTAGTCGTCACCCCGTCTCTCAAACTAAGGTAGCAACTTTGCTACGAGAGAATGCCACGATTTTGTTGGCGTTTGTTGTTTGTTCCATCAACAGATAAGATCATAACACCCCGTCGAAACCTTGTCAACCCCTTGATTTATGGAGTTGTGGGGAGTCGAACCCCAGTCCGAAATGCCAGTGGATCTCTCCTCCTGAACAATCTATATAGTACCCTAAACGTCTTGCTCTGTCAACCCCTTTGCCGATTTTCGAATAACTTCAGCATTCTTTCTATTTATTTCAAGAAGAGTATCATAATTTACACCAAGATATTTGGAAAATCCTTCCAAATCGGTATGTCCATATAGATTATTTAAATCTGATGGACTTGGATATTGTTTTTTAATGTCTTCCATATTGTCTAAAGTATCTTTTTTAATTTATATTAGTTTCTTTACAAGAATCTATCCAAGGAGAACAAATTCTAATTTCTCCTCCAAGCGATTTACACTCGTCGGTATAACAAACAGAATCATCCACTGGTTTTTCTAATTTTTTTGGTTGATACTTCTTATCTGCTTCTTCAATAATTCTATCATATTCTGGAGTAACTTTTTGAATAGCATTATCAACATCTCTTTTTATTCTTCTGTTTAATTTTTCATCATCTTTAATAATAAATTCATTAAGAATAGTTTGTGGAAAATATTTTCTTTGAATTTCATCAAATAAATCCCAAACGCTATTTTCAGATACTCCAGAACACTGAGATAATACCGCAACGATAGAAGAAAGAACTATCCCTATTATTGCATACTGTTTTATATTTGGTTTCTTTTTACCAAAATTAAACATAAAAAAGGAGAAAGTTGGTTAACACTTTCTCCTATTTATTATAAAAATATTAATTTTTTAAACTCTAGAATAACATACGCTGGCAACACCTTGCCCTGGATGGGCAATAGTGGAGAATGCTCCATACGACAGGTCTAGGTCTCTGTCGCCAACATAAGGTCCACGATCATTTACACGCACAATTACTGACTTACCAGTTCGTTGATTTGTAACTCGTAATCTGGTTCCGAATGGAAGCCATCTATGTGCAACTGATTTACCATAAGCGTTATACCGTTCACCATTAGCAGTAGTTTGTCCGTGATAACCATCGCCAACTCCATAGTGTGAAGCAAGGGTACAACCACTTGCTGCTTTTGCCTCAAGGGGTGCTAATCCCGAAACAGCAATAGCAAAAATTGAAAGTGTTTTTAAAAGCATTAAATTTAATAGAACTCTACATCCGTATAAGCAAAGGAGAAGTTCCCCTTCTCAGGGGCAGTGCCCACGGCTCTAAATCATTGTCACAGTCTCATAATAAAATACCCTGCTCATAACAGGGATTTTTACATAATAAGTTAATATTTATGTTTTGTCAAGATTTCTAACAATTAGATTTGCTTATACTCCAGGTACATGATATCTAATTGTTGATTAGAATCCACATCAAGGTCAATCCATTCAGAAAATTCTTCTGATATAGATACCGCATCCATATATTGTTGAAGTTTTAATTTTTGTTCTGTACTATCTTGACACAGATAGTGAATTCGGTCAATTGACCATTCACGAATATCTGAGACGATATCTTCAGTCGTCTTTTCCATAATAATCTTTTCGGAAGTACCTGTTGAGGATGTTGCTATTGTAGTACCTCGGGGTTCCGTCGTCAAGGGATTCTGTAAGGACGTTTTTTGTAAATAATTGTCTTGTTTCTTCAAAGTTAGTTTTGCCCTTTGTTTTATGTAATGAAATAATAGTTCTTGTAAAATTTTCTTTGCCAAATTTTTGAACATCTTCTTTTAGCTCTGGACATGATCCATAATAGTTTTTCCAGTCAGACTCTGATTTAACTTTTCTAGATTTTCCCTTCGGTGTTCGGAAACTCCAGAAATATTTTCTACCAATATAGTCCCTACCAGTTGTATTGCAGTGAATATGATAAACAAAACCAAAATAATCTTGTATATTATCAGACTCAAAAACTTTTCCATCATAGACCCATGGATTAGTATAACTGTAACTCATTCACATAGTCAATAGCTTTGCTCAGATATTTATGGGCAAGTTCCTTCTCCCCAGGATATCTAGACTCTTTATCAATTTGATGTTTTAACTTATCTAATCTTGCCTTCAATTCGTAAATATCAGTTATATGGACCATCGAATTTTATTTACATCTATCAATAGTTATAAAAAAAGAGACCTGTAAAAGGTCTCTTTGTTGTTATTTGATTACATTTATCAAATACTTTCTAAAATATTTTGTCTCCATTCTTCAGACATATTTGCCATGATAACTGTTGCTGATTCTGGAGTCTCTGCATATCCATTTTCAATTAGATGCTCAAGAATAACATCATAAAGATCGACAACCTCAGTCTCTTCACCAAGTCTTGAAGCAACCTTACCAGCACCGCTAGCAACCGCCCTTGCTGCCTTACCTACAGCACTCTTAGCACCTCTCTTAGCAACTGCTGCCTTGTTCTTAGCAGATTGAACTGCCTTGTTCTTAACATCAGATGCTGCTTGCTTAGCAGACTTTGCGGCAGCATAACCAGATACTGCTGCAGATGCTGCTTTTTGCTTTACTTTATCTGCGGCTGCTTTAATCTTAGCACCAACTCTTGATTTAATATCTTTTGCAACTGCAGAACGAAGTTCCGATCTACCTTTACTTGATTGAGTCTTAAGACCAGCCCCTTTAACCAAATTACGCTTATTTGCGTACTTAGCAGCAGCTACGTGAGACTGTTGCTTAACATCCTTTACCTTTTTCTCTGCTGCCTTCTTTGCTTCACCAGGGGCAGACTTTACTTTTTCAACACCCTTTTTAATTGCACCCTTTACTTTAGCAATTCTTTCCTGTCTTCTTTTTGCTTTAGATGCAGATAATCTAGATGCAGCAGCCATTCTGCTACCAGATCCAGAAGTTACTTTATCACTTCCACCTGCTTCACCACCACGACCCATGGTTACTTTTGCTTCTAAAATAACTTCTTCAAAAATTACATCAAGTTCTTCAATATCAAATCCTTCGTTTAAAACATCATAAATTGCTTCTTCAACAATAGAGTCTAATTCTTCATCTGAGAGTTCTTCTACACCAACAAACTCCTCATTCATATCTTCAACTTCAGATCTCAAATCTTCGTCATAAATGGCATTATATGCCTCGGTAAGTTTAAAAACGCTCATTTTTCTATTTTTGTGTTTAATTATATTTATAAAAAAAGGGGAGGTTAACCCTCCCCAAATATTCAAAGTTTAAATCCACTAAAAGTATCTTTTTTAAGATCCTGCTTAATTCCACCAACCACATAAGATTCAACTTCAGTTTCTTGGGGAGCAACTTGAAGTCCTTTAGAAGAAATCCAATGTTGAGTCCAAGGAAGTGGATTATTGTTTGCTGAAATATCATAAATTGGTTTTAATCCAATTGCCTTCATTCTGCGATTTGCAATCCATTCGACATACTGCTGAAGAAGTTTATCATTCAAACCAATCATACTTCCGTCTTTGAACAGATAATCTGCCCAACGTTTTTCTTCATTTACTGCACGGTCAAACATTTTATAAACCCACTCTTCTTCTTCTTTTGCAATTTTTGCCATTTCTGGATCATCACCATCACGCCATTTGTTTAGAATATTCTGAGTAATAGCTAAATGTTGGTTTTCGTCTCTTGCGATAAGAGAGATGATTTTAGCTGATCCTTCCATAAGCTTAAGTTCACCAAAGGCGAAAGAACAAGCAAAACTAACGTAGAACCGAATACCTTCAAGAATATTAACGTTTGCGATTGCTCTGTAAAGTTTTCGTTTGACATCATTGACGGTCTCTTTTGCGTAATGTACTCCTTCAAGATGATGTTTCCATGTTTCAGATGAAGCATAAAACTGTGCAGATTGAATAAAATCATCATAAGATTCAGTTACACTTGCAGCACGTTCTAAAATACGGTCATCTGTTATAATTGCATCAAATACTTCAGATGGATCGGAATAAACATTTTTAATAATATAGGTGTATGAGCGACTATGGATCATTTCCATAAATCCCCACACTTCCATACACGCTTCCAATTCTGGAAGAGAACAATAAGGAATAAATGCCATTCCTGGTCCACGTCCTTGAACAGAATCTAACATAATTTGATACTTCAAGTTAGAAGTATAGATATGCTTTTGTTCTGGGCGAAGTGTTTGATAATCTCCACGGTCCTTCTGAAGAGAAACTTCTTCAGGTCTCCAAAAATAACCTAATTGTTGTGTGGTTAGTTTATCAAAAATTGGGTATTTGTATGTATCGTATCTTTGAATTCCTAGTGGTTTGCCAAAAAACATAGGTTGTTTTTTAGTATTAACTTGATCAGTATTAAAAACTGTCAGTCCCTTGATCTTCGATTGATTTTCGGTTTCCAGGAATTTAAATTGCATGTGTTTTCTCCGTTTTGCTAATAATGTAATCCAACCATCACCACTAATATTTAAGATTTAGAATTGTTATGAAAACTAAATCTTACAACTCTCACAATCTTCTTCATCTTTACTGTTTAAGATCTCTTCCAATAAATTATTCAATTTTGAACTTGTTGTATTATCATCAACTTCATCAGTTTTAATATCATAAGTGTTTTGATAATATGAAGTTTTCCACCCGTACTTATATGTAGTTAGAAAATCGTTCGCCATTACAGAGACTGGAACTTCATTATCTGGATAATTTTCTGGATTATAAGACCAGTTGCCCGAAATTGCTTGGTCAAAGAATTTTTGCATCACAGCAACAATGTTAATATAGCCAGTGTTACTAGGCATATCCCAAAGAAGCGTATAATTATTCTTGAGAGTTTGGTACTGAGGAACAATTTGCTTAAGTGGTCCCTTCTTTGACTTCTTAATGGACAAGTATCCACGAGGTGGTTCAATTCCATTGGTTGCGTTTGACACAACGGAACTGCTCTCCGATGGCATCTGTGCGGACAGTGTTGAGTGCCTGAGACCGTAAGCCAAGATTGATGCTCTAAGTTCTTCCCAATCATGTTGGTATGGAATTGATGAAATTTCGTCTACGTCTTTTTTGTATGTATCAATTGGTAGAATTCCTTGAGAATATTTTGTTCTATCAAAATACCCACAAGAACCCTTTTCTTTAGCAAGTTGATTTGATGCTTTTAGTAGATAATACTGGAAGGACTCAGAAAGTCCATGAACAGCATTCCAAGCATCTTGAGATTCATATTTAAATCCAAGTTTTGCCAAATAGTGTGCAAGACCAATATAACCAATACCAAGTGATCTACGTGCCTTAGTGGCGATTTCTGCCGCCATTACAGGGTATTTCTGATAGTCAATCAATTCATCCAAACCACGTACTGAAAGTTCACAAAGTTCTTCAAGTTCCTCATCAGACTTTACTTTTCCAACGTTGATTGCAGAAAGAATACACAGGGCAATTTCACCAGAACCATCAATATGTTGAATAGGGTCTGTTGGTAATGTAATTTCTTGACAAAGATTAGACATGCTTACTTTATCAAGAAAAGAGCTATGTGAGTTACAATGATCGATATTCATGATGTAAATACGACCAGTCTCTGCTCTCTCTTTCAGGAGGTCCAGAATAAGTTCTTGAGCACCAATAGTTTTTCTTGGAATAGATGTATCTCGTTCATAATCCACATATAACTCGTCAAATCGATCAGTGCCAAAAGCATCATACAAACCAGGAACATCATGCGGAGAGAAGAGGGTGATTTCTTCGTTGCGAATGAATCGTTCATAGAACAGTTTGCTGATTTGGATAGAGTAGTCTAACTTACGAACACGATTATCTTCAGTTCCTTTATTATTTTTTAAGACGAGAATATCTTCTATTTCTTGGTGCCAGATAGGAAAGTGAACTGTAGCAGAACCACCTCGGATACCGTTTTGTGTACAGCATCGGACAGTTGACTCAAACTTTTTAAGGAAGGGGACAACGCCTGTATGTTGTACCTCTCCACCTCTGATTTTAGAGTTGATACCACGGATTCGACCTGCGTTGATGCCGATACCAGCCCTTTGTGCAACATACCTGCCAATAGCCATATCGCTGCTAAAGATACTATCGAGGGTGTCATCAACATCAACGAGAACACAAGATGCAAATTGACGAAGTGGTGTTCTGACCCCTGCCATGATTGGTGTGGGGATGTTGATTTTGTGCTTTGAGATTGCGTCATAATACCTCTTTACATAGGAAAGACGTGTTTCTTTTGGATACTCTGCAAAGATAGTCAGAGCAATCATCATGTACATAAACTGTGGTGTTTCATATACACCACCACTGCTTCTATCTTGCACGAGGTACTTATCAACGACTTGACGTAGACCCGCATAAGTGAACAGATAGTCACGATTATGATCAATATATGCATTTGCTTTATCAAGTTCTTCTTCAGAATATTTGACAAAGATTTCATCATCATAGACACTCAATTTTACACAATTGGTAATATGCTCTTTAAGATGAGGAAGTTCCTTCATTTTACCATAAAGTTGCTTCCTAACTCCGAAAAGTAATAAACGAGCAGCAACAAATTGATAATTCGGATGATCTAAATCTATTAAATCACTAGCACTTCGAATTAGAATTTCTTGAATTTCAGAAGTCGTTATTCCATCATAAAATTGAATACCTGATTGCATTTCAACTTGAGATGCAGATACTCCAGCAAGATCCCTACATGCCTCTTCAACCATAACATGCATTTTATCCAAATCAATGCTTTCAATCAATCCACTTCTCTTTTTAACCTTTAATCCGTTACTCATATTTTTTTCCAGGTTGTAAATTTAAGTTTTGCTTCTAATCCACAATAAGTATTTAAGTTTATCATCTTTTCAACGTTATGTCCAGATAAAACCATATCGTTTATATCTTTCTCACGTATGGTATTTGGCCAAATAACTACCTTTTCTCCATTATCGATGCATTTTTCGATTCTATTAACAATGTCTGTGTTACGTGGTTCGTTATCATAAATCCACACGCGATTGCTAATACCCCACTTACTAACATCACCGTCAGCTCCACAAAGAGCAATTGCGTTGCGAATGAAAGTTGAGTCGAATGGACCTTCTGTGATGTACACAGTTTTATCGTTTTGTACTTCATCGAGACCATAGATTTTTGGTGCGTCATCATCAATCATTATAGTAATGTATTTAATCTTATTTAAACCTAATGCTCTTCCTTGAAATCCAACAAGTTTATTTTGATAAATTAAAGGAATTATAATTCTAGGTTCATCATAGTCCAAACTTTTTTGGTCAAACGTTTGAACCATCGAATTAGTCCATTCTTTAAATTTATCTACGTAATAAAATTTTTCTGGATTTATTTTTCTTCTTTCCAAATAAATTTTTGCAGAAGAATTTGAAGAAGCTTTTGGTATATTTAGTTTTAACTTTTTAGTCTGATTAAATGATGGTGGTGCAAAATTAAATTCTGGTTCTTCAGCAACTACAAAATTTTTACCAGTAAAACCTTCTTTAAATTTTTCTAAGGTATATTGTTTATGAAGATTAGGATCTACTTTTTTTAAAAAATTGTTAAATGATATACTAATACCACAATTATGGCACTTGAAGTTAGTATTATTCTTTACAGAATATAAGTATCCTCTTGTTTTATTTTTATTCTTCTGAGAGTCCCCACAAATAGGACATCTAAAATTGTAAAGATTGGTTTTTACAAACTTAAATTTATCCAATCTAGGAGACAATAAGTTCACATACTTTACATCAATAAAGTCCATACTAATATTTTATCCGATGCTCAATGGTATCACTGATTAAATGACTTGTCAATAGATCTGGTCTCCTTAATCTGAGAGGATATTAAGGAAGTCCATTTAATGACAGAGTTTGTAATTCTTTGAATAAAATATAAACTCTTCAATTTTCTATACTTATTTTTTTTCATGTGGCATAGTATGCCATAATTCCAAATTATTTATTTTGTGGTTGTTCGAGAATAATATTTTCTTGAATTCTTGGACTATAATCCTGGGCACTCATCCATCCAGATAAAATAGTTGATATTATCGTTGCGACTACACCAGATAATATACCCATTCCAACCAACATCCATTTAGTTTGAGATAATCCTCTGACAGTTTCTTCTACTGTTTCTATTCTTTTAATAACCGATTGATGTTCAACAGTATTTGATGCTTTAACATCTTCGATCATTTTTATAATCACTTGGTCAGTTTTAATAGACTGATCAATTCTTTCATCATGTTTAGCGAGAATATTTGCGATTCTTTGATTAGACTCTGAAATTTTATTTACTGCAGATTCTAACTTAGAGAGCATCTCTCTAGAAAGTTCTTCATAAATGTTTAACTTTTCTTCTAAAACTGCCAATTTTGTGTCTGACATTTTAGGTGCTCCTATTTGGTTAAACATTTTAAAATCTCTATGATTTTTTATTAAAATGATCAATCCAATTTTTACGAGATTTTCTCCCGCCATAAATGTATCTTTTTTTGACTCCAGTTCCAATTAAAGTATCTTTACCTGCAACTGGACCTTCTTCGGGAGATTTAGTACTAAATCCGCTACCAGATCCTGGTGCGTTAGCAACCATCATTTCTCTAAGTATTTGAATTACTTTATCAACACTTTTCATTTCGGTAAATTTTTTGAAGTTCTCCTAAACAAGTTATATCAACTGGTATGTCATGTATATAACATTTTGGATACTCTGGCAATCTGTTTAAAAACAGAATAAATGTTTTCATTACTGACCACAATTCTTTTTCAATTTTATAAAATAACATTGGTGTAGTGGCATCACCAAATATATTATACAAAATTATAAAGTGATTAATTAAAAGATGGGACTTTAATTGTCCCGTATTTTTATATCTTTTAAGCAATCTTTTTATGTATTTGAAATGATTCAAATCTTTATCAAAATCCTCTTTGGTTACCGCATGAGGATTTTCATAATGCTTAATAGCAAATAATAAAAAATTATTTTCATTCAGTTCATCAAAAAGCATAAGTTATATCAAGCTAATGGGTTACCGTCATAGATTGGTGTGTTACCTGTAGTAATACCAGACATTGCAACAAGAGTTTCTTTCTTAACTCTCAATTCTCCAGTGCTATCTACATAAGTAGTAACTCCAACCCATCCTTCATGAGTTAATTCATACTTAGTGGTTAATGCAGCATTACGTCCACCAGTAGCAACACCGTAAACACTCTTACGATAAGTACCACTAGATCTTGTAATATTTACACTAGCACCAGCAGCAAGAGAAGCAGCAATGGTTGAACCAAAAGATACTGTTGTAGAAGCAATAGAAACAATTACTTTAGAAACACTACCACTCACGAATGTGTCACCAGCAATAATTCCAGAAGTGGATGCAATCGCAACAGTTGCTACACCTACAGCAGCAGTAGCAGCAACGCTTGTTCTAACCGCAATTGTTGTTTCTGCAGTATTATTCTGAACATTGAATTGTGAATAATTACTATCAAGGACAGTGTACTTAGGAAGTTCACTAATATCGAATCCTAATCCAGAGATAGCAGCACCACTTAGTCCAGCAGTAGATGCAATAGATAATTGAGTTGTACTTGCAATACTTACAATTACAGCATCTCCAACATAAGTAGAATTATCTCTGCTACCAAATCTAATTACGTCTCCAGTAGCAGCAGCACCAACTGCACCAAAAGAAGTGCCAGCACCAGTTACGACGAGGGTATTGTAATTAAGAGATACTGTGCCTCCTGAAAACTTAGCATCATTATTTCCCCAGAGTGCCATGTTTTTTCTTCCGTAAAATTTATTTTCCTAAAAAGTATTTATAAAAAAGAGAGACCCCAATTAAAGGTCTCTCTGTAAAATTTGTACTTTTAAATCAGCAACCTTTCATTAATGCAGTTCTTACTGTGTTAGAAATAAGATTGTCAATATCATTATCGGTTGTTTGAACATAACGATCCAAAAGATCACATACTAATTTTTTAGTGTGGCAAGAACCCAAAAATGCAAAAAGTACTGGTCTTAAGACTTCTACAATTGCTCCCATGGTAATCTCCTAAAGTGGATCTGTAAATATTTAGAGTTATGAGTTTTTATATTCAACTCTTTGGTAATGATACATCACAAACCTCACCATTTTCATCAAGTTTAAACACTGGTTTAAGTTCTTCTAATGTAGCTGCATCTTTATAAGAAATTTGTTCTTTAAATGCAGCTTTTCCAAAAGTAACATCTCCCACATGCTCAGCGGATACTGTAAATCCAGTATAGTCTGAACCCACACAACTAGGTTTTGTGCCATTTATCCATCTTTGAACGGACATAAAACGTCCACCCTTTGGTCCTATAACACCACCGTGTGGATCTTCTGGACGAACACGTATGCAATAATAATCTCTATGTTTGAAATATTTTATTTTTTCATACTCACCTAATACCCAATTTCCACCATGACTAAAGCACATAGATCCACCCATATAAACTTCATAACTATCTACATTTGGATGGGTATGCTCTGGAACAATAAAATTTGGTGGGCACTGAAATATTTGAATTTGGAATTCTCCATCATTATATAAGTAAAACTTCTTAAATCCAGGAACTCCATTTAAATAATCTTGAAACTCCTCATCTTTAACAGATGCGGCTTTTTCCATGAGTTCTTCACTATCAAGAACAAATTTTAAAAACTCTTTAAGAGGATCAAAAGTTGCACTCATTTTTAATCAAATCTAGAATGCATCATATCTTGTGCTCTTTGAGCAGCAGCACGACGCTTTGCTACTGTTTGTGCGGGTGATTCCCTCTCAGATCCATATTTACCAGCTTCAGGTGGTTTTTTACCTTTTACCTTTGGTCTTTGTCCAGCAGGTCTACCACCAGACATATTACGCATCATCTTAGATACGCTTTGGAATGCTTTATCACTTTTTGCACTACCACCTTCGGGTTGTGGTTTTTGCTTTCTATAATTAACACCAGTTTCTTTAGCGTATCTTGTTTTTTCATCAATTACTTCATCATTCAATTCAATATCCTCTCCATAATTTAAGGGTAATTTACCTTGTTTTTGTTGCTGGAATTGCTGTCTCTGAAGCATTTGCTTTTTCTGCATTAATTTTTGTTGTGCAGCAAGCATTTGTTTTCTTTCAGTATCTTTTTGCTTATTAGCAACTTCACTGCCTTGCTGACCAGTTACTGTAGAAATCGCTTCAGTTACTTTACTTTTATTACGATGCATTGCATACCATGCACCCAATGCCCTATTGATTCTTTCTTTTTTAGTATCTCCAGAAAACTTTGGATCATTAGATTTTACAAAATCACTTATGATTTTTTCTTTTGAAGTTTTAGATGTTATTTTTTCATCTAAAGATACTTCTTCTTTAGGAACACAGTTTGGAACTTCTTTACCACGCTTCTTTTTAGTCCCCACCATTTGATACCCTTTCCAGCAAGGATCTTCGCCTTTCATCTTCTTTGCTTCACCTATAATATTACCTTCTGGTTCATATTGCTGCATTAAACCTTTACCCATAGATTTTCTTACAAGATCTAAAGCATCTTTACTAGTTTTTTTGTATTTTTCCATAGATGCCTTTCTTTCAGCATCAGTTTGTGGTTTCGCACTAGATCTTCTTTCTGGAGATGTTGAAGAAC